GAATTTGGTAGGATTTGCGGGGCTTAATCCTAGCAATGAATACCAGACCAGGAAAAACCTCGAGCAATCGAGGGGGTCTTGTGTGATGCTTGACGTTGTCGTTTGACAACCAAAAATACCCACCCGGGTAGAGCATACCAATGCGACCTGCAGCCGACCTCTCCTAGGAGGGGATCGGGAACTGAAGGGTTAACGGGATTAACATCCAGAAATAGAAATATTTCTTATGCGTAATATTAGATCTCTTTACAGAGCGCTAATACCGCGTACATTAACTTGGTCCTTCTGTGTAAAATCAGAGGCAAAACTAGCGGGACTTCTCTTGCGATTAGTTCCGTTAGTCTTTGGGCATCTAACGCTCTCTCACGTGAAGGTAGTTTGGGGTTACGCCAAGGAGGTCGCAAATCTGTATCGAGCGATGGGGTCTCGTGGTACAGCGATTTATCTGAAAACCTGCTATATTGTTACCCAACATGTGGCAGGTGGGATGAAAGATCAAAGTCCATGGGCTCTGGGCGCAAATATTGCGAGAACTCGCTTTGGGATACCTAGAATTATCAACCGGCGACACCGCTTACTTCTTCAGAAGGGCGATGTTGGCATCATTCGGCTTTGGCTATCCCTCTTCTCTTCATACAGAGTATTAGAGTTTAAAGGATCGCTGAAGCTGAAGACGATCAGTGAACCTGGGAAGAATATTTCCATGTTCATGCCTCGTTGGGAATTCTGGGTCCCTGTCTTTTATGAAAAGATCCGGCTGATTACCGGTGATGCATTTAAGATGGATCTATCCAAAGATCTTTGGCCGGGTTTCATACCGTTTATACGGAAAACCTCACCGAATTCGGGAGGTTTCTCGGCAGTAATGTCGATTCCGTGGGATGTGGCCTTATTTGGGTCACATCTTGGCATGCGGACAATCCTGCTGGATTGGCTGAAGGCCGTAGATGGTTTGGAATTGATCTGGGGACTAAAGGCTTTGTGGAAACTCATTGGAACCAAGGCGAGATTCGCCATGGAAGAGTTCACTGAACATGAATTCGGATCTGATGAGTGGAATGCGAAGTGGAGATCAGCTCGTTTTCTGGATAGACATCCGGATGCGGGTCCTTTACTCCCCGGGGAGGAGCCAGATGTTTCTCCCTTGTGGTACGAGATGAATCGGGATCTGCCGACGGCAGATATGGGACCCGACGTCCAGCAAGCAACCCTGCTTGCCTGGTATCTAAAGTACTACTGGGGAAAACCTCTCTGGTTCGGCCGGTTAGGGTTCAAGGAAGAGCCAGGTAAAATACGCGTATTTGCCATGGTGAATATTCTCACT